GGGAAAGACTTGCCGTTAAAGAGCAAGTTACCCAAGCAAAACTTCAAAAACTTAAACGTACCCTCACTTAAAAGGACAACCTCATGAAATTAACCTTATGTACTGTAAAAGACCGCGCTGCGGATGCTTATGGACGACCTATGTTCGTTCCATCTACCGGTATTGCAATTCGATCCTTCTCTGATGAAATAAATCGTCAAGCTGAAGACAATCAAATGTATAACCATTCAGATGACTTTGATCTATATGAATTAGGCGAATTCGATGACAATACTGGTTTATTCTCTTTACATGAACAACCAAAACTATTAACCTTAGGCAAACAAGTTAAAACTGCCTAATAAAACCAAGGGTAGAGAAATGGCAACATTTCTCACCCAATAACTACGGAGCTAAAAATCCATGCATCGCAATAAATCGGTAAACGTTCATCAATTTACGATGATTCCAAAGGCGGATATTCCAAGGAGTTCCTTTGACTGCCAATCTACTCATAAAACAACTTTCGATGCTGGTAATCTCGTCCCTGTATATGTAGACGAAGTTCTACCAGGCGACACATTTAAATTAAATATGACGGCATTTGCCCGTCTATCTACACCACTGTTTCCAATTATGGATAACATGGTTCTGGACTCATTCTTCTTCTTTGTTCCTAATCGTCTAATTTGGTCAAATTGGCAAAAATTTATGGGACAACAAGCGAATCCATCGGATTCAATCTCATATGTGGTTCCTCAACAAGTGTCACCTGCCGGTGGCTATGCTATCGGCTCTCTGCAAGACTATATGGGCTTGCCTACTGTCGGTCAGGTTACTGCCGGCCAAACTGTAAGTCACTGTGCTTTCTGGCCACGTGCTTACAACTTAATCTGGAACGAATGGTTCCGAGATGAAAACTTACAAAACTCTGTAACTGTAGATACTGGCGATGGCCCAGATACAGTTGCAAACTACACTTTATTAAAACGTGGAAAACGTAAAGATTACTTTACTTCTGCCTTGCCTTGGCCTCAGAAAGGCTCTTCTGTAGCTTTACCATTAGGATCTACTGCTCCTGTAGTAGGAAATGGAAAAGCACTCGGTCTTATTAATGGTAGTGGTCAAACATTTGGATTAGGCGGATATAGTAGCTATCAAGTTGGTACTTATTCCGACGTGTATGGATCCACTCTACCTCACTCTGTAACCTCACCCCAAAGTGGTATTCAATCTATTGGTGTTACTACAAATGAAAATAATTCAGGACTTTATGCTGATCTATCGTCTGCAACAGCTGCAACAATTAATCAACTACGTCAATCTTTCCAAATTCAAAAATTACTCGAGCGAGATGCTCGTGGCGGTACTCGTTATACTGAGATTATCCGTAGCCATTTCGGTGTTATTAGTCCTGATGCTCGCTTACAACGCCCTGAATATATTGGCGGTGGTTCCACCACAATCAATATCAACCCAATCGCACAAACGTCTGCTACTGGAGTTACAGGCGGCTCTACCCCTATGGGCAACCTTGCTGCTATGGGTACTGCCTTGGCTCACAATCATGGCTTTACTCAATCGTTTACTGAGCATGGCGTAATTATTGGTCTAGTAAACGTACGTGCAGACCTTACTTATCAACAAGGTCTCGCAAAAATGTGGAGTCGTTCCACACGTTATGACTTCTATTTCCCAGCTTTTGCTACATTAGGCGAACAAGCTGTGTTAAACAAGGAAATCTATGTTACTGGTACCTCTACTGACAATGATGTATTTGGTTATCAAGAGCGATGGGCTGAGTACCGTTATTATCCAAGCCGTATTTCCTCATTGTTCCGATCTACTGCTAGTGGAACAATTGACGCTTGGCATTTAGCTCAAAAATTCACATCATTACCAACACTTAACAATACTTTTGTTACCGAAAATCCACCGGTTGATCGTATCGTTGCCGTAGGTAGCGAAGCTAACGGTCAACAATTTATCTTTGATTCTTTCTTTGATGTTAGAAAGACACGCCCAATGCCTATGTACTCTGTACCGGGCTTAATCGATCACTTCTAATATGGATTTCGGATCAATCGCCGGAGGCCTCGGAGCTATTGGACAGTATTTCGGTACTGTCCATACAAATCGTTCTAACGCTCTTCAAGCTCAAAACCAACAAAACTTTCAGGCTGAACAGGCTGCGACTGCTTATCAACGTGCTGTCGCTGATATGAAAGCTGCTGGACTTAACCCCATGCTAGCTTATTCTCAGGGCGGAGCCCAAGTAGCGCAAGGTGCAAAAGCAGAAATGCAAAATGCACTAGGAGCAGCTGCGACTTCTGCTCAACAAGGATATAAAATCGGTACTGAAGCCGCCGCAACAATAGACCAAACTAAAGCAGACGTAGAACTAAAACGTGAACAAGCGGCAGCGGCTGGTTCACAAGAAGACTTAAATCGTGCAAACATGAATTTATCATTGGTTAAAGCTGCCAATGAATCAAGTCAATTACCTGGACATAAATTATTTGTGAACGAAGTTGCGTCTCAAATTAAACGCAACAATGCGCTATCTGCTCATAGTAGCGCACAAGCTGCTTATACTGCAGCTACACAACCCGAAGCTAATGCTATCGGAAAAACATATACAGATTTACCAAATCTCAAAACCGGAGAGAAAATATCAAATGCTATTCGCGACGTTGGTGTCGGGGCTAGCTCTGCAGCCTCCGCAATTCGTGGTAAATCAACACCAAAAACAAACTACCGTGGCCAACCGCAACGGCAAGATTATCAATCTTCTCAACCACCTATGGAATGACAATGACAAAGATCAAAACCCCGTTTCTTCGTACTCCTTATAACTACGATACGATTGCTGCGTCAAATGAGTCAGGGCTGCATTGTGAGGATGCAACCCTGGCTCAGCAGCAATTTAAAGAAGAAACCGATATTAATAACATTATGTATAAGTTCGGATTAACCGGACTTTTACCTCAGGCTCCTTTAGAAGCCTCTTACGGCGATTTTAGCGGTGTGTATGACTACCATACCGCCCTCAATGCAATTATCGCCTCAGAAGAGCAATTTGAGGCTTTACCAGCCCAATTGCGTGGCAGATTTGATAATGATCCTGCCAAACTAATCGCATTCATGGAAAATGAAGCGAACCGCCCAGAGGCGGAAAAACTTGGGTTAATTAACCCAAAACCCGTGATTTCTACTCCTGTTGAAATCACGGAAGCACAGTTACCTACTTGATGTAACTGTGCTAGGTGACACCAAACCACAAAAATACGATAAACAAGGACTAAAAAAATGATGCGTCGCAGACCAGCAAATAAAAAGAAATCCGCAAGGACATTTCGTAAACACGCACATCACACAAAGAGTGCAAACATGCGTAACACGCCAATGCGTGGAGGCTGGAGGCTCTAATAAAGCCCCCAGGCACCTCACATGCCTTGTTATCACCCTCTCAAAGCATTTCAATGCTTTGACAAATCTATCGTTTTCGATCAAACAAGAAAACATGACATCGTTCGATCCCTCGACCTGCCCTGTGGGCAGTGCGTTGGATGCCGTCTAGAACGATCAAGACAATGGGCTATTCGTTGTATGCACGAAGCCCAATTACACTCACAAAACTCTTTCATAACTCTCACATATGACAATACACATCTCCCAAGCGATGGCTCGCTGGATCACAAAGACTTTCAACGCTTCCTTAAGCGACTTAGAAAAACTCTCCAAAACCGAGGACTTAGAGTCCGCTATTACATGGCTGGAGAATATGGTGAGCTGCACGCCAGACCACACTTCCATGCCTGTATCTTCGGATACGACTTTCCTGATAAAAAACTATGGCAGAGGACTTCCGCTGGTTCTATGTTATATAGATCCGCAGAACTTGAAGCTCTCTGGCCATTTGGTCATTCCACCATTGGAGACGTTACTTTCGAATCAGCCGCGTACGTGGCTAGATACATTATGAAAAAACAAACTGGGAAGGATGCTGAATCTCATTACAAACGCATCAACCCAGAAACAGGCGAATATTTAACATTGCAGCCTGAATACAATAAAATGTCTTTAAAGCCCGGAATCGGGCGAGACTTTTATACAAAATATTCTTCGGATATATACCCGCAAGACTACGTAATACTCAGAGGTAAAAAGGTCAAACCACCA